ATATAAGATTTGCTAGAACAATTAACAGAATCCAAAAAAGTATGTTGCAAGAATTAAATAAAATTGCGATTGTACATTTGTTTTTGTTAGGTTTCGAGGATGAGTTGGATAATTTTACTTTAGGTTTAACGAATCCTTCAACTCAGGCGGACTTATTGAAAATTGACGTGTGGAAAGAAAAAGTTGCGTTATATAGAGAGATGGTTACTGACCCAGGTAACGGAATTCAGGCAACGTCATCTACATGGGCGAAGAAACATATTTTCGGTTGGTCAGATGAAGAGGTTAGATTAGACTTACAACAACAAAGAATTGAAAGAGCTGTGGGTGAAGAACTGAAACAAACACCTACTGTAATCACTAAATCAGGTGTGTTTGATAACTTAGACAAACTTTACGGTACACAAACAGGTGGAACCCAATCACAATCGGCGGAAACTGAAGAGACTCCACCACCACCTTTACCGTTGGGACCTGAAACTGAGACTGCTCCACCACCTATACCTGAGACACCTGAAACCCCTGAAGCTCCAGCACCTACTGAAGGAGCCGGAATAACTCCCGAGTCGAAGATTAAGGATTTAAATCTTTTAGTAGAAAATGATTTAATAGAAGGGAAGGAATACCTTAATTTGGGAGTTGCTCAAGAATCTTTGGGAGAAATTTCGAAAGAGTTAGATAAGTTACTAAATTCCTAATATTTATCTGTAAATAAAAAAAATGACCTTCGGAATCGTTAAATCGGCAATAGAAAAAAATTTGTTGGAATCTTATAAAAATTCTAATGAGTTTAAAAAATCAATTAGAGAGTTCAAAGAAAATATTTTGAATCATAAATCCCTTTCGAAAATATATTCTTTGTATGACCAATTATCCACACCCCAAAATCTCTCTGAGAGTGAGGCTAAAGAATTTTTAACTGAAGGTGTCTCACTTATTCAAAAGTTACTAACCACGATTAAGTTGCCGAAAACTCTTTTGGAAAAAAAGACCAACAACTATTCTGATATTGATGTTTTAGTTTATACAAATAAAACGAATTTACACGAAAGACTTCAAGCCAAAAAGAACATAATCAAAGTTCTTAGTTCCGAAAAGACCAATATGAAGGAATCAATTAAGTTACCTACAACAAGTATGGTAAAAATTGCTAATCAAACTTTGGAAAATTATATTGATTCAATGGATGATAAATCCAAAAAAACTTTTTTCGAAATTGTAAAAAAAGATAACGGTAAATTACAAGAAGAATTCAATTCACTCAAGGAAAAAACTTTGTTACAACTTGGTTCCCTTATGGAAAAAGAAAATGAATCAGAATTAAAAAATAAGATTTCTGAGACTATTGAAAGAATCAAAATAGAGGAGTGTAATCAAATTAATTTTGTGAAGTTATTATCTTTGACTGAGACCCTATAATCCTTTGTTTTTTCTTTCTTTGTATATTGCTTTCAATTTGGAAGTTCTACTAACCACTGACGGTTTTGTATATTCTTTTCTTGCCAACAAGATTTGATTTTGTTTGGTTTTAATAACTTTGTTTTTTAAAATCTTGAGAGCTTTCTCCAAATTTTCTCCGTTATTTACAGGTATGATTAACATATATTTTTTATAAGTATACTTTTGACTGCTAAAAGTTAATATCTTATTTTTATAAAAATAAACTTTTATAATATGAAAATTAATGAAAAAAGGCAAAAGTGTAAAGTTGAACATTTACAATCCAATCAAGTCTACCTATGGGACAGTAGATTCTAAAAATCTAAAATCAATTTATATTAACATTCAATCTTGGGTTTCACCTAAAACTGACTTGGAAAATTGGAATAGAATTGTTTGTAATCTAAATAGAGAAATAAAACATTCAGTTTTTTCATCCATTCCTACAGAATTTTTTATGGAAAGGAGTATTGTGGACTTAGATTTGAGGGTTAGTGGAATTTCACACGGGAAAAAATCATTTTTTAATTTAGAGGTCAACTTGTTTACCAACAAAGAATTGGATTTTAAATCTAACGAATTGAAAAATTCTGTGAAAAAAATTGTGAGGTCCATTTTTAAAAACAACATATCTAACAACAAATACTTTGATTTTTCAAAGTCCAAGAAAGATTAAGCGTTACTAATGAATTTCGTTATATTTATTTGAAAAAGATAGATGAGAGAATTGAGAATATTGGAGGCACACGAAACAGGTCATGGAATATTGGTTGAGATGGATGCTGGATGGGTAGACCCAAGAGACTCTAGAAATGTTCCGATTTTGGAACAACAGAATAAAATGGATTATAAAAATCCTTTTGAATTCTATGCCGTCCTACAAAAATATAATACACCTAATAGGAATGGACGTTTTTATCCTGAAAAAATATTAAAAAGGGAAGCCGAAAAATATAAAAACATTATATCAAAAGGACTTTCAACCTCCGAGTTGAATCACCCCGAATCTTCTTTGATAGATTTAGATAGAGTATCTCATCTTATTACTGATATATGGTGGGATAAAAATATATTGATGGGCAAACTTAAGTTATTGACATCACCAGGTTTTCATGAAAGAGGTATAGTATCTACCAAAGGAGATATTGCCGCTAATTTGATGAGACAAGGTGTTACTTTAGGAATATCATCAAGAGGAGTTGGTTCACTTAAAAAGGTTGGAGAAAGAAACGAAGTTCAAGATGATTTTGAACTAATTTGTTTTGATTTAGTTTCCTCACCTTCCACACCTGGGGCATACTTATTCAATGACATTAATGACAGAGAAAAATACGAGGAAAATTTAGAGGAAGAGAAAAAAGCGAACGGTGTTTCTGTCGACAAATCTATTGATTTAATGAAAAAACTTTCCGATTATTTGGGAAAATAATTCTATGGACGAAAAGTATTTTGTAGCAAAAATTCAGTATGATTTACCTGATGAAAACACAGGTAAGATTAAAAAAATTCGTGAGGAAAAATTAGTTAAAGGTTACTCAGTAACAGATGTTGAAGCTAAAGTAACAACACGATACAAAGATTTCTCTCATGATTGGAGAATTACTTCGGTATCCGAAAGTAAAATCGATGAAGTAATCGAAAAATAAATAAAGTGGTCTCTGACCACTTTTTTTTTGTTTATACAAGTCTGAAATATAATTTTTTATGAAACGGCAATATTTATTAGAAAAATTAGAGTTATTTCTATGCAAGAAAATAAAAACTTAGTACAAGAGGCACTCATTCAAATGAAAAATGTTGAAGAGGCAATTGCCGAAAACGCAAAAGGAATACTTGCTTCTACAATGAAGGAAGAAATCAACCAGTTAGTAAAAGAATCTCTTTCTGAACAAGAAGATGAGATTGAAGCAGATGTTGAAATGCCTGCAGACGCAGACATGGATACTGATAACGAGGATGAAATGGAAATGGACATTGATACCATGGATATGGAGGACGACTCCGATGATATGGAAATGGACATGGAAATCGACTCTGAGGAAAGTCCAATAGATTTGACTGACGCTTCAGATGAGGAAATCTTAAAGGTTTTCAAAGCTATGAGCGAGGAGGATGGTATCATTGTTAAAAAAGATGGTGAAGACATTCACCTCACAGATAATGATGCTGATACCGAATATTTGGTCAAACTTGGTGAATCTAAAAAATCAAAAAAATCTATGAACGAACAGTTCGAAGAGGAAGAAATGGGTGTCATGGACACCGAAGATTCATTAGATGACATCGTTCGTCAAATTTTCGCTAAGAGTGAAGATTCTTCTATTGAAGGAGAAGATGAACTTGAAAGTGAAGAAGAAGATGAAGAAGTCTTTTATGAAATTGAAATCGGCGAGGACGCTGATGAAGATGATGAAGACGAAGAAGAAATCGATGAAGCTGAAGACGACGAAGCAATGAACATGGATGAAGCTGAAGACGACGAAGCAATGAACATGGACGAAGCTGAAGATGATGAAGCTATGAACATGGACGAAGCTGAAGACGACGAAGCAATGAACATGGACGAAGCTGAAGACGACGAAGAAGAATTCGACGAAGCGATGAACATGGACGAAGCTTACAATCACAAGAAATCGATTAAACCTAAAGGTGTTGGAATCGGTAAAGGTCCTAAATTTTCTTATGACAAAACCGCTAAAGGTGGTTTCAAAGAAGAAAAGAAGGAAGGTCCCAAAATGATGGGAACTGGAAAACCAAAATTCGAATACAAGAAGGGTGCTAACATGGAAGGTAAATCCAAAAAAATCGAAACCAAAGAAGGTCATCAGGGATACAAAGATAAGGAAGATGAAAAATTAGGTATGAAGCACGGTAAAACCGCAATGAAAGACCTAAAAGGTTCACATTCCAAAAAAGAAAAATCTCGTAGAGATGATGCTGGTTTCGAAAAGAGAGAAACTAAAGAAGCTGCTAGAACATACGGTATGGGTTCTAAAGAAGGAAGAGGTCTCAGAAAGGGCATTTCCAATAATAGAAACTTTGTGTATGGTAAAAACGGTGTAACTGTAGAATCTCTTGAAGTAGAAGTTAGTATGTTGAGAGAGAAAAACGAAGAATACAGAAAAGCATTGAATGTGTTCAGAGAAAAATTAAATGAGGTGGCAATCTTCAATTCAAATTTAGCTTACGCTACAAGATTGTTCACTGAACACTCAACAACTAAAAAAGAAAAAATAAATATTCTTAGAAGATTTGACAATGTTGTCT